AACTGGTTCAACTGGTTCAACTGGTTCAACTGGTTCAACTGGTTCAACTGGTTCAACTGGTTCAACTGGTTCAACTGGTTCAACTGGTTCAACTGGTTCAACTGGTTCAACTTCTGGGCTAACTGGTTCAACTTCTGGGCTAACTGGATCAACTGGTTCAGACTCTTTTTCACTACAAACAAAGTCTCCTATATCAATTGAGCTTCTTAGAACCAATTCAGAATTTTTGATAACTGTTATACTAGTTATATATGATAATTTTAAATTAAGCTCTTCTTCTTTTTCATTTAATTCTAGTTCTTTTGCAATTAAATCTTCTCTGTTATTAAACAGAGTCTCCTTTTCAACTAATTCTTGTTCTTTGTTATTCAGCTGTATCTCTTTTTCAACCAATTCTTGTTCTTTGTTATTCAGCTGTATCTCTTTTTCAACCAATTCTTGATCTTTGTTATTCAGCTGTGTCTCTTTTTCAACCAATTCTTGATCTTTGTTATTCAGTTGTGTCTCTTTTTCAACCAATTCTTGATCTTTGTTATTCAGCTGTGTCTCTTTTTCAACCAATTCTTGTTCTTTGTTATTCAGCTGTTCTTCTTTAAATTGTTGATCTTCTAACATTCTTTGTTTTAATTGTTCTTTTATTTTTTCTTCTTTTAATTTTTGTTCTTTTAAGTGTTCTTCTCTCAATCTTTGTTCTTTCAATCGTTGTTCTTCTTTTAGACGATGTTGTTGGATCAACCATTCTTTTAATTTCTGTTCTTCTTTTAATTTCTTTTCTTCTCGTTTTTGTTCTGTTTGTGTCACTTGTTTTTCCTTAACCTCTTTTTTTTCTTCATTTGTGTTTATAGATTCATGGGCAAGTTGGACGTTTAAAGAATTGCCGTATAAATTCACGCAATTAAATGGATCCATTTTTATTTTATTTTCACTTTAAGTTACTTATTTATTTTCTTTATTTGTTTTCTTTATTTTCTTTGAACAGAACAAGAACCACCTGTCATAGTGAAATTAGCTCCTTTTCTGATAGGTGCTAGACGTTGTTGCCACATCTCTGCATTCTTCTTTCTCATCAGTCTAGTCATCATATCCGTTCTAAAATTAAGAGTATCTTCTAATAATCCTTCCTCTGCAATTTTACGGATATCATTATTTCTAGATAAGATATCTTTGTTATCCTGTACAATTCCGTAAGAATCAGCTTTTAATAAATGATCTATATTCGTACGTGTAATATAATTAGGTCGTCTGACAGCATCCACATCATCATAGTAAAAACGAGTCTGTCCTGTTAAATCATGGTTATATTGTCTATAACTGGTTCCGTACCCAGTAAGTCTTGGATCATATACTTCATAAGGAGCAGTGCCATAATCATTATTATCTATTTCTCTTTTTTTGTTATATAGAGAAGGATCCATTGCTTTAAAAGTGATATTATTTTGTTCATCAACTTGTTTAGAAATGGGAGGGAATTGTTGGTCAAAAGATATACCAATATTATAATTTAATGGCTCTATGATTTGTGTATTATAATATATACCGGGATTTATCGTACTAGTAAATACCTCGTTATTCAAATCTTTTACTTTTTCATTTCTTTCACAATTGCCAGCCATAAAATTAGTAGGTAAATTATAGTCTATATTAGTCTTATCATAAGTACATATTTTATTGATATTTCCCGGATAATTATTTAGTTTATATTCAGGTTCAATGAAATTTTTAGGAACGGTATTTGATGTTCCTAATTGAGTTCCATTGTTTACATCTTTAGGGTATTTACCGTTATAATAACCTAAATAATCCAAAGGAACTTGTTGATTATCATAAGTATTTTTATGATAGGAAGATGGTTCATAATTTTCTACTGAACTTGTTTCGGCGATATATCCACTTCCGTAATAGTCTTGAGTTCTTTTTTCATTGATCATACTAGGATAAATAAAATCGTTTGATCTCCATGATGTCCAGTCATAAGAAGGTGGAGCAATAACAGGTGCAACCAATGTTTTCGGATTGGCTCTGCCAACCAATTTTTGATTAATTGAAACAAACGTTTGATCAGGAACAATCTCAGTAGATTCTATTCTTTCATCTGAGTAATAAGAAGGAAATTTTTGAATAGTATATCTATTTTGTTTATGTTGAGCTATTCCTTCTTTATACATTTTTTCTGATTGTTTAATGTATTGTATAGGACTATAGTTTTCTTTAATTGATCTCATATTCTTTTGTAAATAATAAAGAATAATAATAAAAATAATAGAAAGAAGAAAAAATAAAAATGAATATTTATAGTCGAATAAGTATATGATTAAAAAAATGATAACAACAAGTCTTGTAATACAGTTTATCTTCTCTTCCATATCCATATCATTTTTAGGCATAATTTTGATATCTTTAAACAGACTTAAAGGATTCTCTAACCAAAACGTTTGATTCATTTATATTTATAAAAATGATTATAAAAAGTTATTTTATAAAACAAATAAACAAATGAGTAAAAAACGCTGTTTTTTTTTAAAAGGATTTTTGCACGAAGAAGTCGACAAAAAATATGGATTATGTATTATATCCAATATCGACAAAGAAATATCCCAAGAAAAAAAAACAGATATTTCTGATATTCTTGAAAAAAAAGAAGATTCTGTTGTCTCTTTCATAGATGATAAAAATGATAAGTGTCTTGTTACTATGATAGATTGGTTAAATATTCCAATGCCTGTAAAAACAGACATCTCATGTTTTTGGTGCAGACATCCTTTTAAGACGAAACCGCTTGGATGTCCTATCAAATTTATCAATAACCGAATTGAAAAATCGTATGTTTCACAGATTACAAAAGATAAGTACTTTATGAAAGAAAATATTACAAAAACAAAATTACAAAAAATCATGACTAATCCGATGACCGACTCGATCCAAGTAAAGCTATCTGAAAGCGAATACTATTTAACAGATGGTGTATTCTGCAGTTTTAATTGTATCATTGCTTTTATAGAAGATAATTCTCATGATTTTTTTTATAAAGAAAGTAAATCTCTTACATACTCTATGTATAGAGAATGTATCAATAAAAATATTACCAAAATAAAAAAAGCTCCTCACTGGAGATTACTTAAAACATTTGGAGGTCCTCTTAGTATTGATTTATTCAGAGAATCTTTTAATATGATTGAATATGAAGAGTGTTCTTTCCACATGAAAACACTTTCAAAAATATTTAAAGAAAAATAGTTCACTTTGTAAAATTGAAAAATTAAACTTTAAAAAGAAAAATAATAATATAATAATGATTTATTCTTATTCCTGCGATAACAAGTGTTGTAATTACAAGATCAGTCCCTATACTCATGTAAAATGGGATAATAATGATAATTGGAAAAAACCAAGTTCTAAAATTATAAAAGCAGGTTGCTTTGTTTTGGATAAAGTTTCTAATAAGATATTACTTGTTCAATCAAGAGGACAATTATGGGGTCCTCCTAAAGGAACAATCCAAGATGAAGAGACATATGAAAATTGCGCAGTGAGAGAAGTCTTAGAAGAAACAGGCATTAATGTAAAACATAAAGATTTTATGGGGTACACAATAGTAAAGAACAAAGCTATTTATTATGACATAGAAATGAAAGAAACTGAAATAGAACCACAGATTCAAATTAAAGATAATGATGCGAATGGGATTGGTTGGTTTAATATAGACTGTTTAGACACATTAATAAAAGATAATAAAATAAATATCAATCAGCATACCAAAATACTCCTCAAAAAATTTTTAAAAATGACATTTTAATTTAAGTTTAAAATTAAAATGATATTACAATGATCTTACACTCATCTTACATCTTTGTGCTCAATATCCCGATAATGATTAGACTTATAGATATCGGTATAATGATATCATATAAATTCATCTTAGGATTAGTATGATCATTTTCAGTATATTTTTTTTCTTTTTCTTTTTCTTTTTCTTTTTCTTTTTCTTTTTCTTTTTCTTTTTTGGATTCATCTTCACTGTCATTATATAACAAATTTAGAGGACCATCTTTCTCTTCATTAATGACAGGGCTTCCATCATTTACCAAGTATTCGATCGTTTCTTCTACCGATTTTTCTAAAAATTCTATTTTCCCATTTTTGTCTGGATAACTGTTCCATATGTGATCAAGAGTGATGTAATACGAATCGTCTAATAGAGATTTATCTATTTTTCCGTAGACTGTTTTCTGGTCATATTGACTATTTGTACCACTTAATTTGCATAAGATGTTATGCAAAGGCGCTTTTTCAAATAATGATAACAATTTTATATCAGGATTAATCTTAACTCTGGTTAATAGATTGAATGAATTTGTATTTATCGGATCAAAACTTAGTATGTCGTATACATAAGACATTTTAGACATTTTTATTATATAAAATTTAAAAAGTTTTATATAATGTTAAATAATGTCATCTGGAATTAGCGTAAAATCTGCTATGAACGAGTTAGTTTCTCTCAAGAAAGAGATAGATGTCAGAAAAAAATCATTAAACAAAATGACAACTAGAGTAAAGGAGTTGAATGAAGTGATTAATAAATTTTTAGATCAAGAAAAACAGTCTGGCATAAAAGATGTTAATAATGGTATTGCGATAATAAAAGAAAAACAAATCAAAAATGTACGCAAGAAAAAGGTAGATATAATGAATGATTCGTTAAATGTTCTTCATAATTATATGGATAGTGATAAAGCCAGAAAGATCTACAATGAAATGCAAAATGCAAGTAAAGATAAAACAGAAAAAAATGTTCTCAAAATTATAAAATTATAAAATTAAAATGATACTTAAAAAAAACAATTAAATAAAAATGTCAAAACAACCTTTGCCATATGCATCTTTTGGAAGTTATAATATTAATTTAAACAAAGACTCTAATACTCCTTCAAATCCTTTAACTAATAAATCATCTATTAGAGAAAATTATAAAAATCAAAGAGAATTTCCAGAGTTTCAATCACAAGCTTCTCAGAATGCTCCCCAGAATGTTTACCAAAATGCTCCCCAGAATGTTTACCAAAATGCTCCCCATAATGTTCAACAAAATGCTCATCAGAATGTTCAACAAAATGCTCATCAGAATGTTCAACAAAATGCTCATCAGAAAATTTCTAGATTTAAAGATATAAATAGTTCTGAACATTTGTATAATGTATTAGTAAATGGGTTAGAAAATTTTAGAACGAACTTTAAAAAAAATAGGATGGAACCTCCTCCTATGAAGATTTTTCTAAAGTTATACACTGACTGGTGTGGTCCATGTAAAAAAATATCTCCAGCATTAGATGATATGTCTATGATGGAAGAATATAAAGATATATTTTTTATGAAATGTAATGCCGATTTAATTGTTAAAGGAGAGGATCAACACTCAAAACAACTTTCTAAAATGCTAAAGATTGGAGCAGTTCCAATGTTTTACGGGTTCGTTAATGATCAGATGGTTGGAAATGTAACTGGAATTGATTTGAAAGAAATACAACAACTTTTATCTATGATCAAGTCTTAAAAATTTAGAAACTAAATTTTTAACAAGACTGATAAATGTGTTGAACACGGAGGAGGAGCAAGATGCGTTGAACCCAATTGTAAGAAGAGTGCACAAGGCAAATCTGATAAATGTAAAGCACACGGTGGTGGAGCAAGATGTGTTCAACCTAATTGTAAGAAGAGTGCAGTAGGCAAATCTGGTAAATGTGTTGAACACGGAGGTGGAGCGAGGTGTGTTGAACCTAATTGTAAGAAGAGTGCAGTAGGCAAATCTGATAAGTGTGTTGAACACGGAGGTGGAGCGAGGTGTGTTGAACCTAATTGTAAGAAGAGTGCACAAGGAAAATCTGATAAATGTGTTGAACACGGAGGTGGAGCGAGGTGTGTTGAACCTAATTGTAAGAAGAGTGCAGTAGGCAAATCTGGTAAATGTGTTGAACACGGAGGTGGAGCGAGGTGTGTTGAACCTAATTGTAATAAAAGTGCAGTAGGAAAATCTGATAACACGGAGGTGGGTCAAGATGTCCCCATTGTATTGATTGGATTGATTCTAGAAGCGGTAGTAAGAAGTACGATGGATATTGTGCAACGTGTTTTAAACGGGTCTTTCCTGATGATCCACGTTCAACGATCATCTATGAACATACCAAAGAAATCCGTGTAAGAAATGCAATCACAGAAGCATCACAAACGAATGAGTTATTCCATGGGTTTGTACACGATCGTAGTCTATATACAGGTAATTGTGATTGTACTCATCGTCGTAGAGTGGACCATCGTAAATTGATAGGAAATACAATGGTAGCAGTTG